GTAGATTCCTCCAGCTTTTATAAGCGAGCACTCTCCTCCAAACTTTCGATTTCGATTCCTAGCTGAGCGTTCTCCTTCCGCAGCCGCTCAACCTCCTCCTCTGACGCAGCCAGTTCCGCGTTGCGCTTCTGGTGGCTGACGGTGCAATCATGCAAATCTCGTCGCAAGTGCGCGACCTCGGCGATGAGGCGGCGCACTGTCGTCTCCGGCGGCACATCTGGGTCGTAAGTTTCGCACTCGCGCTTGATCTGCTCTATCCAGCCCGGTTGCTCGCTCACGGCTTCCTTCCTTCGGCTTCGAGGGCGTCGGCGGCTTCGAGGGCGTCTATGCTTACCCCTCCCGCCGCACTGCGGACATCGTTGCATTTTTATTTGCCCTCCTCCCGCGCCCGCTCCGGCCAGCGAACCTCGACGCGGCGAACGTCGTCGTACAAATAACTAACCACATCGCCTTTCGATTCTTCAATGGACCTGACATCTAGGCGGTCATTCTGAAACCCGCCCCATGCCTCCACCTTCCGCCAGCGCCGATCTTTGGGCTTAGGGCGCTTCACGTCTTGCCCCCCCCCCTTGCCGCCCGCTCGTACTCGGCGGCACGGCCTTCTAGCTCCTGCTCCACGGCCGCTGCGCGATATGGCACAGTGCCATGAGACTTGCGTGCAAGAATGAGGGCTTCCCGCATCTCCTCGGCCTTAGCCCGCAGCACAATCTCCGGTAGCGGTAGATCGACCCAGTCACGGGCCTGCGCTACAGCAGTTTCCCAATCGGTCATGCTGTTCTCCCTGGGTGCTTATCGTGAATGTGCCGGGCGAGCGCAGTAAACGAACGCTTGCAGTACGGGCAGATACCATTGCCTACACGCTTTTTCAGCCTGACGAGTTCTTTATCCCTCGCGTCAGCCCGAGCTTTCCACCAATTTTGATCTGCACGGGCGCTCTCCAACGCTTTGTGGAGTCGCTCCGTCTCGCTTTCTTTCCACGTTCCAACGTGCCCGTTGGGACAGGTGATCGAACCGCCTACCCTGCGCCGCTCGTCGCACGTCCGCTTCGGAACGAAGTATACGATGCCGCATTCAGGGCACTCGTGTTGTTCCATCACCTGCGGTATTGGAATTGGCAATGCAGCCATTTATCTCACCTCCGTTTCATGCTCGCTTTCCTCGCCCACCGCCCGCCAGCGACAGGGGGCCGGTGGCTCTGGTACGGGACCTCCTTCCAGGCAAGGCTCGGGGCCTCGCCGAACTTGGCTAGACCTTCACCCACCAACGCGCCCGCTGGACGTTATTTTTCCAGCGGACAACGAGGCGGAACAGCCCTCGTGCATCGCCGGTGTATTCGACGCCGGCGTTCCAGTCCGGGAAGGACTGGTGGCAGGCGTAGGCGTTGGGGTCGTCCCCGCCGATCGGCCACAGCACGGCAGAGCCAGAGTACACAGGCTCCAGCGGTGGGGGCGGCGCCGGCTTCACGTAAGGCACCCACGGCTCCTCGATGACACGAGTGTCGCCGAAGTCCGGCAGCAGGAACTCCAGCTCGTCCATCGTGTTGTTCGGGTGCGTAAGCGCCCGGTCAAGCTGAATGACCACGCACCGCTCCCGGCCGTCGTCCCTAGGGCGCTCCAAAGCCTGGTTGACGGCATGGACACGCACCCATTTCTCACTAGACGTGAAACTGTGATACCCCCCGTGGGTGAATGTGCCAGCGGGGAAGCCGGGTCTGGCGACCACCAGATAGGTGATGATCGGTGGCTTCCCTTCCGCACCCGGGATCGTGGGTTCGTCAACGACCTTAACGGCCGCCCAACTCGCTTTGCCGTGCTTGGTGAGCCAGTCGATGAAGCGCTGGACTTCAGGGTCGGCCAAGTTGACGGAAGGCGGCTCCGGGCCATACTTGCGCGAAACGACGCCGCCTGTAGAAACGTGATAAGGCGAAGGCGGAACTGGCTCAGAAGCCGGTCCCAAAAAGCCTGTCAAGAAACTGCCTGTAGTCATGATACTTTGTCCTCATTCTCTGGCGCGGGGCCAGGCTCAACCGCCGCAGGGCGGCTCAGCTTGGGTCCGGTCGTTAGTCTCTCCGCCGTCTCCGCCAACACTCGCTCGCATATCTGCACAATCAACCCGGCACCCCAAGCCGCAGCATCATCCGGCGATTTGTTGTTCGGATCAGCGTCCTCTTCAATCCCGGAGGGAAAATTATAGGCAAGGTGCATTATCTCTTGGACCGCTTCTTGCAACCGACGTTCACGGGTCGTCATGATTCCTGCCGTTCAGTCGCCAGCTTCACCATTCGCTCTCCCTCCGGAGTGAGAGACCATGCCTTTTCCTTCATTTGAAGCTCCCACTGTAGCCACCCAACCCCAACAAGCACCTGGTAGGAAATGCCTGGCCCAGACGGTCGCTGCCCCCGGCTAAAGCGCACCAGGGCGCGTAGGAGCGCAGCTTCGTGCTGTTCGATAGCGTTCATTTACTCCCATCGGCTTTCTGGAGCAGGCCAGCGATATAGGCGGCGCGAAGGCCACGAGCCAATATACAATATATCGCCTCACTCGCCTTCTTATCTTTGCCCAAAGCGTCCCGAGCTTGCATCAGCGTGATTTCGCCGCACATCCAGGCAACGGCCAGTTCTACACGCTGTTCATCTACCGGCAAATGCCTCCTGGCAGGTGTTTCACGGGCCATCTCCAGCAGTGTCTTCGCTTTGTTTTCCATCGGCCCTCCAATATCCGCGTCCGTGGGCGGCACAGCAGAAAGTATACCCGCACGGGAAGTAGAATGTCAAGACTTTTTTTTCGCTTGCATTTTTCCTGCCGCTTCGGGTACACTTATTGGCGATGGAGTTGATCTCGACCAAGGATGCCGCCTTGCGCATGGACCTGTCCCCCCGCCGCATCCGGCAGTTTATCGAAGATGGCCGGTTGCCGGCACAAGCCATCGGGGGCCGCTTTGCGATCCGCCCAGGGGACCTTCTCCGGCGTCGGATAGCCAAGCGAAAGAACGGTCGTCCGCGTAAGTCTCTGAAAACATAGAGAGAAAGATTTCTCTTGACAATTCTATTCCCATTGGGGTATAGTTGTGTCTGGAGGCTGCGATGATGAAGCGACCGACCATCAAGGCGCTCCGCGAGTTTGAGGAGTATCCATGACCAACGCTGCCCTGTTGAGCTTGCTAAAGCGAAAAAAGGCCTGTCCTGAGGCCGTCGCGTGGGTTGGTACGCGAGACCTGGTCACAGCTTGGCGCGAGTGCGAACGAGCTGATTGGATGCTATGGTTTTGTGGAATTATGGCAGGCACGAAGAACTGGCCGACATGGCAACAAGTGGTGCTTGTAATGTGCACCTGTGCTCGGCAGGCATTGCGGTTTGTGCCGGCTGGAGAAAACCGTCCACTTGCTGCAATCGAAGCCGCTGAAGTGTGGGCAAAAATGCCTACTACCGGGGCCGCCGCCAGGGCCGCCGGGGCCGCCGGGGCCGCCGAGGCCGCCGCCGGGGCCGCCTGGGCCGCCGCCGGGGCCGGCAGGGCCGCCTGGGCCGCCGCCGGGGCCGCCGGGGCCGCCGGGGCCGCCAGGACCGCCAGGGCCGGCTGGGCCGCCTGGGCCGCCGAGGCCGCCGCCAGGGCCGCCTGGGCCGACGGCGTGGCCGACTGGGCCGCTGGCGAGGCCGCCGGACACAAGATTCTGGCTGATTTGGTGCGAAAATTGATCCCTCGAATTACAGACTGCAAGAAATAATCGGTGCGGACATGAAGCGACCGACCACTAAGGCACTCCGCGAGTTCGAGGAGTGGCTCGAAAAGCGAGCCTGGAAAGCGGATACCGTAATTGAGCGTCAAGAAGGCCGCATGATCTTGCGGGAGTTCCGTGACAGGTTCGGATCGCGGCACAAGGAATGGGGGAAAACATGACGACTATGCGTCCTGGCGGCTTCGCCCCGCATGAGCACTACTGCCGGATTTGCGGGACGACCTACGAGTGTCGCAAGACCGACTGCAATCTGCCGAACATGGTGAGGTCCTGCCGTGAATGCGACGAACGCCGCTGCCGTATCTGTCAGAAGATCGGCCCGGATAAACACCATGAAATCCCGAGTGTGCCCTATGACGACGGATGGGCGCACCCGGCATGTGTTGCGGAGGAACGATGGGAGCGAGACCGCGAAGGCGATCCTCCCGAGCGAGAGCCGCACCAGCATCGCTTCCCGAGTGGAGTCTAGTGATTTTGAAAAAAAGGAGAACGAAAAAGATGAAGAAGAACACTTACGTTATCGTCCGCACCTATAGTGCGGGTGTATTTGCCGGTATTCTGAAGTCCCGCAAAGGACAAGAAGTCATCCTGCTCAATGCCCGCCGACTTTGGTATTGGTCCGGAGCGGCGACTCTATCGGAATTGAGCGTCTCCGGGGTAAAGCATCCAGACAAATGCAAATTCCCCGTGTCTGTACCGAATGTGACGCTATTACAAGCCATCGAGATTCTGCCATGTTCGGCAAGCGCCCGTAAGAGTATTGAGGAGGTTCCCATATGGAGAGTGTGATCTGCTCCGGCTACGGCTCCGGCTACGGCGACGGCTCCGGCTCCGGCTACGGCTCCAGCTACGGCGACGGCGACGGCTCCGGCGACGGCTACGGCCACGGCGACGGCTCCGGCGACGGCTCCGGCTACGGCCACGGCTCCGGCTCCGGCCACGGCGACGGAGACGGCGACGGCTCCGGCTACGGCTACGGCTACGGCGACGGCGACGGCTACGGGCAATCCTGATGCCAACCCCTAAGCGAGGCTATTTCCTCGCTGACGGCGCTCGCGTGCCGGGAGTGACTACGATCCTGGGGCGATTCAAGGATATGGGCGGGTTGCTCCATTGGGCGTGGGAAGAAGGGTGCGCCGGGCGGGACTACCGCGAGACGCGAGATGCGGCGGCTGATGCAGGTACTCTTGCTCACGCAATGGTCGAGGCGAAAATTCGCGGTAAGCGCTTCGTCGTCCCCGAGGATACGCCCCCCGAGATTAGAAACAAAGCCTGTCAAGCCTACTCTATGTATAATGAGTGGGCCACGCAAACAAGACTTCAACCGCTGGTAACCGAAGTGCAGNTNGTCTCGGAACAACATCGTTTTGGCGGGACTTTGGACGTGGTNCTCGTNGGCGGCAGGCGGCTACTAGGCGATTGGAAAACTTCNGGCGCGATTTACACCGAGCACCTGCTACAGCTTGCGGCCTACGACATCCTGTGGAAAGAAAACCGGCCTGCTGAGCCGATCGAGGGCTATCAGATTGTGCGATTCAGCAAGGAGGAGGCCGATTTCGAGCAGCGATATTTCATGCAACTTGATGTTGCCGAGGAAATGTTCCTGCTCCTGCGCCGGGCATACGACCTGGATAAGAAAGTCCGAAAGAGAGTGAGGTAACAAGTGGAAAACGAAACAAGAGAATTAGCGGTGATGCCAGCGGAGGTGGCGACGCCCGGAGGTTCCTTCAGCGGCGCCTTATCGCTGACAAGAACGCCGGAAGCGATACTGGCGGATGCTTCCCGGGCGGCCAAGGCATTGATGGCCGTCGTGCGTCGTAACGGTTGGGAAATCAAGATCGGCAAGGGCAAGCATCTGAAGGCCGAGGGCTGGCAAATGGTTGGCGGCTTCTACGGAGTTACTGCGAGAACGCGAACAGTGAGACCGATCAACTTCGGGGAGGTTCACGGCTTCGAGGCTACTGTCGATGCCGTCAGCAATGGTAACGTCATCGGAAGCGCCACGGCCATTTGCCTGAATGATGAGGAGAACTGGGGCGTGCGTCCGAAGTATGAATGGCAGGGGCCGGATGACGACCGCAAGCGAGTGAAAGTCGGCGAGGAGAAAGTGCCGATGAACCAGCTTTGTTCAATGGCGCAGACTCGTGCCGGGGCCAAGGCCCTCCGGGCCGTCTTCTCTTGGGTTGTCGCGCTTGCCGGGTATCAACCCACCCCAGCCGAGGAAATGACTGGCTTCGATCAATCGGCTGCGCAATCTCCTCCTCAGCAGGGCGGCCCGGCCAGGATCATCAGCGACCCCCAACGCAAACGTATGTACGCGATCGGCAAAAAGGCTGGCTGGACCGATGACGAGATGAAGAAGTTGCTGGCGCGATACGGCTTCGCTCACAGCACGGAAGTGACGATCGACAAGTACGAGGAAATCTGCACGAAGCTGGAGCAGGGAACGGAGCGAGAGCCGGGAGAGGATAGACCCTCGCCCATTTCCGGGCTGCCATAACTGCGGAGGGTTGAACTTGTTCCGCGAAAAGAAGTCTCTGACGCACCGCAAGCAGACCCGTAAGCAGATTATCGCTCTGTTGCGGGCGCTGCCGAATGATGTAGCGAGAGCTGAGGTGCTGGCGGCAGCGTGTACCGCCCTGCGGATCATGCAGCGGACAAGCCGAATGTTCGACGCGCTCCTCGAAGGCGAACGAAGGCGGCGTAGGAATTTCGCGTCGAGAGAACAGCAGATCATCTTGACGAGGAAGACATGACTATCGCGGATCGTGAGAAGAAAATCCGAGCAGCTATTGAATGGGTTCGGTATACAGAAAAGCGCTGGCATGATTCTTCAGCGGACACGGAAGAGATGGTGTGGAAAGGTCTTTTCATAGACGCGGAGAACAAGTTCGGCTTGCAGTGGCGAAACGTGGAGGTGGTGCTGAATGCCAAAACGACTACCAAGGATTGACCCGAAGGATAGCCTGCTGATCGAGGCTGACCTGGAGAAGCAAGTCTTCGCCTTCCTCCGCGAGAAGCAGTGGCGAATTGTTCGCCATCGGCCAACGGGAACACGTGGGCACCATCGGTACCTGGGAGAAAAGAACGCTGCCGATGCTTTGATTATCCGGCCGACTAGCGTTGGCTATCTTCAAGGCTTCTTCCTGGAACTCAAGAGACCCGGTCAAAGACCGACACTTGGGCAACTGAAGTGGATGGCGGATCGAGAGCGCGAAGGTTACAGGACAACCTGGGTCGATAACCTCAAACAGTTCCGAATCTGGTACTGGAGGCAGCTCTACTGATGCCCTTGCCCATGTCTCGCTCACAACAACGAGTCTTCGCTGAAGTTGTCCGCTACTTCCAGGAGCAGGGGCGTTCGCCGAGCATTGCCGAAATCGCACAGCGATGCGATTGGTCCCTGAATTACATCACGCTGGTTTTACGTGCACTCGAAAAGAAAGGCTGGCTCCGGCGCACGGTGGGAGAGTATCGGTCGATTGTGCTGATAGAGACAACTGAGTTGCGAGCGCGAGATTGAAGCAGAATTATGCCCCGCCTGTGGGCGAGAGATCGAGGAGAGTTGAGAGATGCAAAACGACAGTGCGTTTTCCTTTTGCGAGCAAGCCACAGCTACTGGCGGTTCGCCGTGGCACATCCGCAAGCTCAGTTCTGCTGGCCGAAAATTGGGAGGCGGCGCGGATACTCGTTCGCTGTGCGGACGCGAGGTCTGCTGGGATCTGGAAGTTAGGATTACAGCACACCATCTGATGCACTGTTGTCCTCAGTGCGCGTCAGAATTTGAGCGGACGATTTTTGCTCTTGACAGGGGGAGCGGACAATGAGAATTACAACGAGAATCGCCAGAGAAAGTCCATCGCATAGCCAGCTTTCGTTATTCGTAAATGGAGCGCTGGCGGGTCAGCCGGGAAGCGTTTGCCTGCGGAATGAGGAGGTGCGGGACTTTTGCGACCGCATTCAAAATGGGATCGTTGTTTACAAGTTCCACGATGCTCCGGAGTATCTGCGGGTGTTATCGTTACATGGTGGTGATGAGGACTGGGTTCTAGTGCTACCACCGGGCGAGGCCGCCGCGTACAGTGTAATTGTACCTTTTGATGACAATCGAAGGATTGACATTCCCTGGTTAGCCGAAACAGTTTTCGGATGTGCGGACGTTCAAGAATGTTGGTTGCCAGACGGAACTGCCGTGTTAATCGGCGCACACGCCTGATGCTGAACTTTTCTCTTGACACGGGCTGCAAGATGGCGGATAATCCTCATGTCTGGCGGCGACGGCCCCCAGGCACCGAAGAAGGTCACCGGGGGCGGTGGCCTAGCAGCGCCGCTCCCACACCCTTGCTAGGAGGGGCTATTGTTACAATCCGACAAGTCAAAACGCTGGTGGCGGTGATGGCGGTGCTGCCGTTCATGCCGCTATACGTGGATGATTGGCTCACATCCCCGACGCGGTTGACCATGACCGCAACGGCCAGGGCAATTTACCTCGACTTGCTGATGTACCA